CCATAACTTTTACTCATTGCCTTGCGTAATTGAGAAACGTCCTCCCAACTTAACTTACCCACATCTCTGGCGATTGTCATGACTTGTTCTTGGTAAACAACAACCCCATTAGTTATTTTAGTTATCTCTTCAGTCATTGGGTGAAGATAAGAAACAGGTTCAGAGCCAACTTTTCTTTTTATATATTCAGTTGTGCCGCCAGAGTTTAATGGTCCAGGACGCGCAAGGGCAGTTATTGCCGCGATATCTTCAAAGTTGCTAATCTTCATTTGACGTGTTAATGACTGGAGGGCATATCCTTCAAACTGAAATATCCCTGCGTATTTTTCATCATTAAGTATGTCAAAAGCCTTTTCATCCTCTAGCGGGAAATTAACGAGCTTTTCTCTTTCCCAACCGACTTGGTCTAAAACATCTTGCAATACAGAAAGAGTCCTAAGTCCTAATGCGTCAATCTTTAATAAGTTTAAGTCTTCAGCGTCTGATTTATCTATTTGGGCTGCACCACTCTGACCACTGACAGAGCAATACTTGCTAACTGGTTCTTCTGTTACGATTATTCCTGCTGCATGAACACCTGTATGGCGAGCGTGATTTTCCATCTTTGAGGCTATTTTCATTTGTGGATATTTCTTTAAAACTTCTTTGCCAACCTCAAGATCGTTAAAGGTATCCATAATACACATAGCTGCACGAGCATCACCAGAACTGCGCTCTATGATCGCACCTTTCAAATCATTAACTTCCCAAGCAGGTATTGCTAATTCTTTAGCAACTTCAGTGATTGTGCTTTTAGCTTTGTATCGGCTTACAGTTCCTAGGTGAGCAACTTTCTCAGAGCCATACTTATCTCTAAGGTATTGGAAAACCATCTCACGCCTGTCATCTTGGAAATCTATATCTATGTCTGGTAAGTCTTCTCGGGTTATATCTATAAATCTTTCAAACAATAAATCATGAAATATAGGGTCAACATCTGTAATACCTATCAACCAGCAAACTAAAGACCCAGCAGAAGATCCTCGAGCAGGACCAACCAACATATGCTTTTTAGCATAATTTATCATATCAGCTATAACGTAAAAATAATCTTCAAACTTTTTGCTTGAAATCATATCAAGCTCTCTGTCTAAACGAGCGTTGTAAATTGGGTCGGATAGATCTACACCTCTTGGTGGTGCTCCATCTATGCACATTTGCCTTAAAGTTTTCTCAGGTTTAAAAGAAATCATTTGCGCAACTGGTAAATCTACATTACACATATCAGCGATTTTATATGTATTGGCTATTGCTTCGTCAGGCAACCAAGGGATGCAATCTAAAATCTCCCACTCGTTTAAAAGATGCATAGGAGAGGTTCGTTCAGTTCTGTTGCGGCCAACTAAAACTTCATATGCTTTTTTGTCTGCAACTTTTGGATAATAATTATCACTCGTTGCGACTGGTTTAAAACCTTTCTGCTCGCAGAACTCTAGAGCTTTGCGGGAGCTCATAGGATTTATCTCAATGTACAGATCGTCTTTTCTGGTCAAAGGAAGCATTCCCCATTCAGGATGACTTCCACTTAAAATTATAACATTGCTGGAAATATCAAACAGATCAGAATAACTTATCCTTGGGAAGTAATAAAAATTTTCCTTTTGCGTGCTTTTAGTAACAAGCTCATATACCTCAGTCAGCCCAGAATTATTCTTAGCTATGAATGCCATTGAGTTTGAAGGTTGTTTAGTTCTCTCGGTTGAATCTCCTACAACAGCTATCTCAACTCCAAATATAGGTTTGACTCCTGCTTTTTTACAAGCATTGTTAAAAGGTACATGACCCCAAGTGCCTGAGTCTGCGATGCCAATTGCTTCGCTCGCACCATCAACAATACCTTGAATTGGGCCATATGCTTTGCGGAAAGAATATTCAGTTCTAGTTCTTATGTGTAGCACTTTCTCATTTCCTTTTAAAAATTATTGTGAAATAAAGTAATTTCCTTGGAGTCAGATCGACATCGCTTAATATTTCAAACCCTTGGGACTTAAAATTTGCGATGCAATATTTAAAAGCCTCAATCCTAGCTGGTGAAACAAATGGTTGGTGAAATTCAACAGAAACATATTCCAACTCTTCATTAAAATCTGCTTCAGGAAAAATTTCGTATTCGCACCCTTCAACATCTGTTTTCAGAACTCTTGGTCTGTGTTTTTCCATTAAAGAGTTAAAAGAAACAGACTGTACTTTTTTGTAATATCCTTCTTTCCTGTTAGGGTAAAACTTCTTCTCTCTGACTGTGGCACCTATTGAGTTTTCAGGGGTCGACGCGAAAAGTTCTTTTCCAGATTCTTTCCAAACAGCTAAATTTTCAACAGAAACATTTTCTATTCCTTTTAGCCTTTTAACAGATACTTCATATGATATTGGGTGAGCCTCATAACAAAAAACTTTATCAAAAAATTTTGAGGCTTGTTTTGCAAACTCACCTATATTAGAGCCAAGATCAATCAAGCAACCGCCTTTGCCATACAATGATAAGTTTGAAATGTTTGACTGAGCATCTTTTGATGCTTTGTGAATTTGACTTTCACCTCCCCAGTCTGCATCCTCATGATCCCAGTCGACAACTTTTCTCCTCCAATTAGCCATCAGATGTGTCCCTCTTTTTTATACCATTTTAATATTTCTATGGTTGCCTCAACGTCAGCTAAAGACCTGTGCGCATTTTTTATTTCGTTACCAGTTACCTCTAAATGGATATCTCCTAGCTTGCGCATCTTTCCCCATACACTTTGCCCAACCTCTAAAGTACAGACGTGATTAAAAGGCCAAGGGAATTTAGTCAACTTGTCAATTCTTTCTAGCTCATATCTTAAAACTTTCCTATCAAAAGGTAAATTGTGAGCAGCAAGAGACCTTTGACCTAAAAACCAATGGGACAGTTCTTTGTAGTGAGCTATAAAAGGTTTTTTGTCTTTTAGATCTTCATCTTTTATGCCTGTTATTTTAGTTATCTTGGGATCAAGGCTATGCCCAGGATTGCACATAAACTCAATCCTTTCCATTTCTTCAAAAGTTCCGTCAGTTACTTTTATGGCACCGAACTCAATTATCTTAGGTTGAAGGTCTAAATCAGAACCTTCAGCTTTAGGAAGTCCTGTGGTTTCTAAATCAAATATAATCATAGTCTTTCCAATCAAAAAGGTATTATTTCTTCGCTTTTCTTTTCTAATTCAGCTGAATCAAGCGACTCTAACATAAATGAATAAACACCCATATCATGAACTGAATCAATTGTTCCCTTATCAACATGTGGCCACTTTTGAGAATACCGAGTTAGCTTGGCAACGACCATATTCATTATGCCGAATCTGTTCCAATCTTCAACTGTCTTTAAATTAATACCATCAGGGAATAAAGCAGACATCACCCTGCCATGTTGCAAATAATTATCACCATAGCTTTGGTTGCGCTCTCTAAATGTTTTGAGTGCTTCTTCAATACACTCCACTGGCGTTCTTGCTTCACTGGTCATTCTTACCTCTCCAGAATGCATCTTCTACATCTGCTTCATAATCGTTTGCTTTATCAATCATCTCAATTAAATCTTGACGCTTTGCTGGAAGGTCGAAAAGCCTTGCGACTTTCTCCCCATCCAACTCAAGGTCATTACCTATAACCCTCAATGCCATTAAAAATCTCCTGGAGCAACTTGCAAACAGGTAACACCTTCACCTCTCCACATATCAACAACTGACTTCCTATCTTCAAGAGCAAACCAAATATCTGAATACTCAAAGTTTTTTTCAAATAACCTCTGCTTACAAACATGGTCAGGCGATTGGTCTGAAGAAGGTCTCATAATAATATCATCATAAGGCACATCATTTAATTTAAGCCACTCTTTTACAGAAGGCCTGCAGCTCTCGTCTCTAGCTGTCATTATAACAATTTTAGTTTCGCAATCTTTTACACTGCGCACTAAGTTACAAACATTCTCTATTGGCTTATCATTTATGCCTGCTTCATTAAAAGCCTTGTAATCATTTGCTTTGTGAAGGTGTAGCCGTTGACTGCAATCAGATATCGTGCCGTCTAAATCGACGATAACAGTTCTATTCATTTCATTTCCTTTCTAAGATATATTAAAAAACTTTCTTATTTGTTTCCAAATTCTTCCATCTTTAGTAGGTTTTGCAGTTTCATTGTAAGATTCAACCATAACATCCTGAGGTTGTTTTGGCTCTCTTTGTTTTAGTATGTATCTTACAGTGCGTTCCGATAAATTCATAGCCTCACTAATTAACTTAACAGAGTTCGTTGCACTTAGCTCGTGAACTTTGTTAACAATTGCTTGGCTATATTTCTGCTTAAAAGACATGGTCTCTCCTCAATTTAAAGATTTTGACATTGATGGTGCTGACCACTCTTTTGGAGTTAAGAATGGCTCTGCCCATGGATGGGTTTTAACAACCTCTTTTACCATTAGCTTAAACACCTGTTGATATTCGCCTTGAGCTCTCGGCGATAGCCTAGACTTGGCCATCTCGCTCAATGTTCGCAAATTAAATTTAGCAACAATGTTGGTGTGGATATTTGTAGGCAGTATACCTCTGGCATCTTCTGCTGGTATTCCGAGTTCACGCAACTGTTGGTAATTCATATTAATAGNTTCCATTGCTTGATCATAAATCAACTTCTGGTACTCGTTTTCAGGTTCATAGAACCTGTCAGGAGTATAATAACTAAAACCTCCCATGTCAACTGTCCTTTGGGATTGCTGGGCGTATGATGCTTGGCGAGTTCTAACAAACTGGTGAGTGAATCCTCTGCTTACATCTCTAACATCAAATGTGTAATCAATAAACTCCCATGA